CCATCCCTTGTCTGAACGACGCTAGGGCATGAGAGCACCTGACAGGTTGGCACCCGTCAGGTTCGCACTGGTGAGGTCGGCTCCCGTCAGGTCGGCGTCGGACAAGTAGGCGTTGTACAGGTTCGCCCAGTACAAGTCCGCTCTGGTCAGCTTCGCCCTGTACAAGTCCGCCTCGACCAGGTCCGCACCGCCCAAGTTTGCCTCGGTTAGGTTCGACCTGTGCAGGATCGCACCGACCATGTCGGCACCGGCCAGGTCCGCACCGACCAGGTTTGCCTTGTAAAGGTCGGCCCCGGCCAGGTACGCACCGACCAGGTTCGCACCAGCCAGGTTCACCTCGATCAGGTTTGCCCTGGGCAGGACCGCACGACACCCCGCCGGATCGCCTTCAAGCCACAGCTCGTGCAGCCTAAGCACTTCAGACAAGTCGATGTTCATTAGTTGACCTCCTCCAGTCATGGTCGTCTCTCTGTCTCTCAACTCACCAACAACCAACCCATAACCACACATACCAAACAACCCTTTCTGCTCTCACCCAAACCAACCAAACAAACAAACAAACCAACAACACACACACACAACCAACAAACAAACCAACAAACCAAACACACCAACCAGCACAAACACACCAACAACCCTGAGGGCTGCTGGTGTGTGGTGCGCTGGTTGTGGTTTTGTTGAGTGTGTGATGGGTGTGGTGTGTGTTTTGTTTGGTGTGTGGGTGTGTGGTGTGGTGTGGGTGTGTGGTGGTCGACCTGTGTGTGGGGGCAGGAACCTGGCATGCCTGTGTGTGGGGACAGGTGGCGCACGAGTCCGAGCCTCGGCTCGGCACGTGGTGCCCACCGGCTCAGGACTTGATTGCCAGTACCCCCGTCCCTTTAATAAACGTCTTAGGTTGGTGTGTGTTGCGGTGACGGTGACGGTGTGGGTGTGGGGGTGTTTTTGGGTGTGGTTTTCCCTGGGTCCCTCCAAGCATTGAGGCTGCTTTTGCCTTGACCTCGCTTTGGCCTTTGCGGGTCTGCCCCACGCGCGGTATGTCGCAACGTCTTTGCCCAGGTGTGTTGAGGCGTGGGGGCACCGGCCCCTCTGACGGGCGATTCACCCAGGGTTAGTGGGGACACGGTGTGTGTGTTTTGAGTGTAGGGGTTTGGTTGTGTGGTTGCAAGTGTTATGTTGGTTTTTATGGTTGATGGTTTTAGGCGTTTTGATGGTGCTGGGGTGAAGGATTTGGATCGTGGGTCTGTGAAGGTGCCTGGTTGGGTTCAGGGGGTGGTTGATGGGGGTGTTGTTGATGAGAGGTTTAGGGAGTTTTTTAGGGGGAAGGCTTCGGGGTTTCAGAAGCGTGAGATTTTTTTGAGGGTGTTGGAGTCGGGGATTGGGAAGGTTTCTGCTGCGCGTGAGTTTGTGGGTTGGTCGCAGCAGGCGTATTCGCAGAATCGTTCTCGTTGGCCTGCGTTTGCGGCGTATGTGGATGCTGTGTTGGCGGTGTCTGGTCGTGAGGGTTTGCCGGATTCGCGTGAGGGTTGGCGTGGCCGGTTTGTTGAGTTTCGTGAGCATTTTTTTGGTATGACTTCTCCGTTTTTTCATGCTCAAGTTGCGGCGGTTGTTGATTCTGGGCGTGTGAAGGGTGGGGATATTTTGATGTGTTTGTTTCCTCCTGAGCATGGTAAGACGACGTTTGCTGAGGATTATTGTTCTTATCGTTTGGCGTTAGATCCTGATTTTACGATTTGTGTGGGGTCGGAGCGTCAGGATATGTCGAAGAAGATTTTGAAGCGTGTTCAGCAGCGGATGGAGATTTCTGGTCCGGTGCCTGATTATGTTCGTTATTTTGGTCCGTTTGAGCCTCAAAAGGGTCGGAATGCGAATCGTCAGCCTTGGGGTGCTGAGGCGTTTGATGTTTTTAAGAAGGGGTCGTTTGATGATCGTGAGTTTTCGATGCAGGCGTTGGGGATTGGGTCTGGTATTGCGGGGACTCGGACGCAGATGTTGTTGGTTGATGATGTGATGTCGTTGCGTAATTTCAATCAGGCTGCTTCGGTGTTGGAAACGTTTCGGCAGGATTGGTTGTCGCGTCCTGGGACTAAGGGGTTTACGTGGATTAATGGGACGCGTGTGGGGGAGGGTGATGTTTATGAGCGTTTGTTAGATGAGGGTTTGGTTGATCATCTGATTATTTTTCCGGCGATTAATGATGATGGGGAGTATTTGTGGCCTGAGCGGTATTCGCCGGAGGAGTATGAGCGGATGCGGCGTAATGTGGGGGAGGAGGCTTGGTGGCGTAACTATATGCAGAAGCCTCGAGCTGCGGGTGCGTCTACGTTTGATGAGAATAGTATTGATTCGTCTTTGCGGCCTGGTTTGTCTGTTAATTCTGAGCCGTTTATGGGTGCTCCTATTTATGTGGGGTTAGATCCGGCTATTGGTGGTGTTACAGCAATTTGTGTTTTGCAGCATATTGTTGACGATTTGGGGCGTAATTATGTGCGTGTGTTGGATTCGCGTGCGGAGCCTGGGTTTACTCGTTATGAACAAATTTGGGCATTACTTGAGTCTGTGATTATGCAGTGGCATAGTTTGGGGCATCAGGTTACTGATGTTGTGATTGAAGCGAACTCGTTTCAAAAAGGCATGATTTTAGATGACCGTTTGTTGGAGTTGCAGTCGAAGTGGGGTGTAAGAGTTCGCGGTCACAATACTGGCAAAAATAAGTACGATGAAAATCATGGTATTCCACAAATTCCGTTATCTATGGGGCGTGGTTTGGTGGAAATTCCTTGGGCTGAAGATCATTTAACGCGTGCTCGTATGGAGCCGTTGATTGCGGAGTTGCGTTCTTGGCGACCAAAAGCTAGCGGCAAGTCGTTGCGGCAGGATAGATTAATGGCGTTTTGGTTTTGTTGGATTCTTTGGAAAGAACGCCAAACAAATATTCTTCCTGGGGCTGGTTCCCAGGATTGGAGTTTTAATAACTCTTACGAATCTATGGGTAAAAGTTATTTAGAGTGGAGACAGGCGTTTTAATGCATAATCCAATGGTTACTAATAACGATATGTTGTGGGCTGTTTGGCCTGTGATTTATCGTGAGATGGAATTGCGGCGCGAAAATCGTTCAGTTTTGTTAGATCACATGCAGGATGTGATGCACCGGTATAACGGTGAGTGGGCTGTGCCGTATCCGGGTTCTGATGCTGGGCCGGATTTGCCGCCTCTTGGCCCTGCTATTGTCACTGATGCTATTGACCATACCGGCATGATGGCTGGTTCTGTGTCGCCTAACATTTTTTGTCCGTCGATGAATCCGGGTGAAAAAAAAGCGGACATGAACGCACGTAAGCGTAAACAGTCTTTGGATTATGTCTGGTATATGAGCGGCGGCAAATTGTTGTGGCGTAAATGGTACCGGCAACTTGCCGGTTATTCTACGTTTGCGATGAATCTTGTGTGCGATTGGGAACATGAGGTTCCTCGCATTCAGGTTTTAGACCCATTAGGTGTTTATCCTGAAGAAGTTACTAATGGGACGATGACTCCACCGAAGTCGGCAGGCATTGTGCATGTGTTGCACAAGGATGCTGTGTTGCGAATGTTCCCGTTTGCTTCGTCGCAGATGCGGGATTCTTACGGTCGGAAGGGTGTTATTGATCCTGAAGGCCCGCAGATGTGGGAACTTGTTGAGTGGGTTGATGAACAGCAACGAGTGTGGGGTATTTTGGGGCCACGTGATACGCCGATCTATCGGGCGCATCGTGAAATTGGTCGAGAAACACATATGCCGTTGCATTGGTCACCGAATCCGTTGGGTATGTGTACGGTTTTGATGCCTGAACGTGTGTCGCTTGATAAAACTGTTTCTCAAGTTGCACACATTTTAAGTATGACTGATTTGCAGTCGCGTCTTATGGCGTTAGATATTTTGTCGTCTGAGCGAAGTATTTTCCCTGATCGGGTTATTGTTGGTTCGTCGACTAATCCTCCTACGCTTGTTGGCGGTAGGTGGCATGATGGCATTGACGGCGAACCAAATATTATTTTAAACGCTGAACAAGTTTTTACGTTAGGTAACAGTCCTGATCCGAATGTGAAAATTGGGATGGATCGTTTGGAACGCAACGCAAAAACGTCTGCTGGTTTGCTGCCTCAAATGATGGGTGAAACACCGGGTGGGGGTTTGCGTACTGGTCGAGCTAATGAAGCTATTTTTAGTTCTGCTGCCGAACCGCGTATTCAAGAGTATCACGAAATCGGTGAATTTTGGGCAACCAAAATGAATGAGCGTGTAATTGAAGCTTACAACGTTTATTGGCCTTCTAAAAAGTATGTTGTGTTTACTGGTAATCGTGGGCATTCTGAGATTGCTCGTTTTAGCCCGAAAACGCATTTGGATTCGCGGTGGAATGCAACGCAGTATTCTGTGCCTGGAGCGTCTAGTAGTAGGTTGACTGTTGAACTAAGTCAAATGTTGGCTATTGAAGCTATTTCAATGGACGATTTCCGTATGGCTCATCCGCATATTCCTGATGCGGAAACCACTAAAAAGAAAGTTGACCAGGAAGCATTAGAGCGCAGTTTGCGTCGTTTCATTGAAGTTGGCATTGAGAATCAAACGTTGTCTATTGAAGATCAAATTGTTCTCGGGGAACAACTTGAAAAAGGTGAATCTTTGTTAGCGTCTGTAAAAGAAATGCAAAGAGCATCGCAGGAACGTCAAGCAGCGTTGCTTGCTGAACAACAAGAACAAATGGAAGGTGTCCAAATGGGAGCATTGCCTGGTGCTAACCCGATGGGTGCAGATCAAGTGCCAGGTTTGCAGGGGTTGCCTGTCGAAAATGCAAATCTTCCTGAAGCTCCTTCAACGTTTGAACCGAACGCTAACCAGAGAGGGTTGTTTAATCTGATTGGTGCAACACAGAAAGGTATGCGGTAATGCCTCGAGCAAGAAAAAAACCTCCTGTGTTAGATGCGCCACAAGCATCTCATGGAGAACGGGCTGCGTTGTTGGAAGCGCAAAGGCAAATGCCTGTTCCTACTGATAAGCTTATACAGTCTGCATCTCAACCTCCTCCCCAGGGGGGGAATCGGGCAGTTCCCCCAGGGTTGGGTGCAGAGCAGGTGCTGCGTCTTGCGGCGACGCAGTTACCTGTGCGGGGGCCTGGCCTTGGGGAACCTACTGCTCGTCCTGATGAACCCATTACTTCGGGTTCTCCGAGCGGCCCAGGGCCAGGCCCGCGCGTTATGCAAAACAATGTTGCAAATATTTTATCAATGATTGCTTCGCGTGTTGACAGTCCTTCTGTTAATGCGTTAGCGCAACGTGCGGCCGAGCTTGGTTTGTAATGGTTTATGTTTTTTCTGGTGTTGATTCCGACGGGTATAACCCGTCGAATTTGTCGTCTAACGATTTAATTGGTTGGGACGCAATTCAAAAAGCGGAACGTTTTGCCGCTAACCCTGTGTTAGCTCAAGACCCGCAGTTGTATGCGATGATGGTGCAGAACCAGCAAATTGATGTGACGCAGTTGCAAGAAGCGACGCATCGTTTGCAAATGCAACGGTTTGCAACTGAATTTGTTCATTTGCCACCCGAAGAACAAAAAGTTGTGTTTTCGCAGTTAGATGCGAATCAACGCAATTTGCTTACTCGTCATTACGGGGTACAGCCGTCGTTTGATGGCGGCGACGGGGGGTGGATGGGTTCTGTCTGGCGAACGTTTAATAACGTTGCTGAACCTATTGTTGGGGCAGTTCCTGAACCAATTCGTGCTGGTTTAAAAGATGTTACAGAAGTCACCTTAGATGGTTTGTCGTGGGCAGGTGACAGAGCCGGTCATGTTTTTAGAACGCTTGATGCAACATTAGAAAATATTGGAATTGATATTGAAAATCCGGCTGTTGCTGCTCTTGTTATTGCTGCGACTGGGGGCACAGCCGCGTGGGTTTACGGGGGGTTGGGAGCATTAGGCGTAGCGAGTGTTCTTGGAGTTGGTGGAACTGCTCTTACGTCAGGAATGTTAGCTGGTTTGGGTGTCAGCATGGGGGCGTCGCTTTTGGCAGGTAACCCTCGAGCGTTTACCGACGCGTTTCGTGAAACTTACGATGGTGATACTTATTTTCGCAAGTACGCCGTTGATAATGCTAAGGAACTTTTAAACGGCGATTTAGATGCGTTGCATTTAGCTGAAGAATTAGCAGCAGGTGTCAGTGTTCAAGAATTAGCAGCAACACAATTTGCTCCTGGTACACCTGAGTATGAACAAGCAATGCGTGAAATTTCGCAGTTGCAAGCTGACCCGGCGTTTGCGAATGCTCAAAAAGAGTTAGAGCTCGGAAAGCAATCGTTTGGCAGGTTTATTGCACGCTCATTTACTTGGCTTGACCCTGGAAGCGCGCCATACAACGTGTTAAGTGGCAGTGTTGACGCAGCTTGGTTAATAGCTACTGATCCGTTTTTGATTGTCGGTAGTGCAGCAAAATCCAGTCGCCTTGCTAGACGTGGCATCAACAAAACTGAGGACATTTTTGAGCGTTTGGAAGTATTGCGCAACTCGCAAGAAAAACTCGGTGCTTTTGGTACTAGTGGAATTCGTTCTTCTTTGCGGCGAGGAGGGCAAACAGGTGAAGCTTTGACTGTTGGGGAAGCGTTTGAGAACACCCTTGACCGCATTGCTGTTGCTTTTAATAGTGAAAACGGCGTGGCTGATTTGCTCCAAGAGGTGCCGCAAGTAATCCCGATTGTCAATTCTCTCAAAAATAAACTCATCGAGGGAGATCAAATAATTCAATCTGCGGACGACGTTTTCAAGTTTCTTCAGAGTGACGCAGGTATCGCAGCGATATCGAGCGGGCGTGTGCCTGTTCGTCGCGATTGGGTAGAACTTCCCATGTTGACAAAACAAGGTCACCGTAAACTGTTTTCGTCTGCTACTGCTCATGATGCTATCGACTTTTTTGCTGCGCCTACGAGTCAACGATCTGTTGACGATTTAGTAATTGAATATGGAGATGTGTGGGATGCTTCGCTTGGGTTGTCTGATCGGATTACGGAAAGTGTAACTACTTCGTGGTTGCGTGAGAAGTATGAAAATGGTTTGTTCCTTAAAGCTTTGCTTTATGGTAGTGATGTGCAAGTTGCTGGACGCAATCTTAACTTAAATGTTTTTAGTAACGCTGCGCGTTTAGCACAAGTTTTGACTCGGCAAGTTCCTTTGAGTGGGACAGTTATAAATTTTGAAGGAACCTTAGCGTCACAAAACACGCAAGACTTTATTAATATTGTCGAATCTGTTGGCACGTTATTTAATTTGCCAACATCTGTTAAGCGTGGTTGGGTAGAAGTTTTAACTAGTAATGATCCTGTGCTTCAGCGCAAAGGGATCGAATCTTTGTACGACGGTATTTTTACCGCTAGTGGTTTAAAAGCTGCTGACCCAGACGCAATTAACGGGTTATTAAGCAAGTTGAAGAATCACAGTGGCCGTTATGGTGTCGCTGAAGATTTGAATGTGTACGGCGGTGGGCCACACGGTGTTTTGCCGCAAGCAGATCACGCTAATGCAATGCGTATACCTGATTTTAGGGATTTGCTTGCTGTTAGCAGGAAACATAATTACATGCGTCAAGTACATGGGTGGGCAAACCCTCAATGGCTTGAAAGTGGGATGCAGCAAATATGGAAACCGTCAGTGTTGCTACGCCTTGGTTTTATCCCTCGAGCTGCTGGTGAAGAACTTTTAAATCAATTGTTCCGCAAACCGCAAGATTTTATTGGTGGCAAGATTTTGCGATTTGCTGCTGATGATATTCGCATTGACCCAGAAACAAATCGTATTGCTGGTGGGTTGTTGCCTACCGGGCAGTGGTATCAAAACAGGTTGGCTAAAAAAATTCGCAAAGACCCGGATATTGAACGTTCAATAGCTTGGGACGACCCTGATGTAAGGGAGCTTATTGATTTAGGGAACATTTACAATGAAATGATTGGCCCTGAATATCGGCATCGCTTGTTCGGCAATTCACAAATTAGCGTTGCTGAAAAGATGTATGTGTACGCGACTAACGCTGTTCGTCAACAGTTGCGTGCAACCATTAATAATCCAGATACTGCACTTCAAAGGCCGCTGTCGTGGCTAGGCGTAAACGGGACTAAAGATTTAATTTTTACACGTCAACTGTTGCAAATTGAAAACGCTCAAATTCTTGACAATTTTGATGAACAATATTTGGATGCGGCTCAAACGTTAACTGGTTTAACAATTAACAGATATAAACCTGATCAAATTAAGGGTGCTTTGTCGCGTGACCCTAAAACAGTAATGGCTGTTGATGATTGGGAAAACATTCGGTACATGAACAAAATGTTGGCAACTCCAAATGCTGCCGCTGAACAATGGGCAAGACAAACTATGTCTGGCAATGCTTCAGTTGCTGAGTTGTTTACGTCAGGGCAATTGCAATTAAATGATCCTGATGAGTTACTTCAGATAGGCCAACGTCAACAAGTAATTATTGATCGTGATGCAGGTTGGGTTTTAGGAACACCTGGCGACCCGTATTACTTGCAGGGTGTTCATTCGCAAGTTAGTCGCGCTGGGAATGGTGTTCTTGAGCAAAATTTGCTTCGGACATTAACTCGTTACGTCAATCCATCCGTGCGCCGAAAGCTTGAAGAATCAGGGCTTAATGGGCAAACTTATATTCAAGTACTTAGAAACTTGCAATCTCAGTACAATTTGCTTGGTTCTGATTTCAAACTTTTATTAGCAAACCCGTCAAATGAACTTGCCAGATTGCGGTTAATTGAAACTGTAAAAGAAACTAAACCTTTTGGGTTTAGAGTTTATCCTAACAATATTTCGCCTAATCGCGTGAATGATAGTTTTAATCAAGCGCGGTTTGAAGAATGGTTAGACGAAGTTTTAAATTTAGGAGCTGATACTAGGTCTGTAATTCAAGGCGCTCTTACACAACGAGTCGATGACTTTGTTGATTCATTTGAAGAACTGCGATTTATATTGCGCCAACAAGCGGAACAACTTTTAGGAACTGCTGAACTTGAGCCTCTTGTAAGAGGCATGGTGCGTTCACGTCGTGGGCCTAATAATGAAATGTTGGCAGAAGCTATTCCTCCTGGGCAAATTCGATTGTATGCCCCTGCTGTTGACAATAACCGTCAATACATGATGTATCAATTGAATGATCAACAAGCATTTCAACTTGAATCGTTGTTAACTGAAAAAGGTTTGCCTGAAAACGTTATTCGACGTTTAATGCGTGGCCGTGAATTCGCGCAACAGCAACCGCCTAATTCGCCTCGCTACCCTTATGTGTCGGGATTGCGAGAATTAAATAAGGGTGTTGGAGAATTTACCCAACCGTTTCCCGCGATACTTCAAGGGCTTGCATTTTCTAATTACGAACAAGCCCTGCGAGTGCAAAAAGCTTTTAACGAAACTTTAGATGAGGTTTTAGGTTTAGACCCGCAATCTTATTTGGATGAGTTGCCGTTTTACAGGAATGTTACAACTGAAGAATTAAATATTGCAACAAGTGAAAATAGGTTAATTAAAAGAACTGACGCATCGTTTGAGCAAGCGGAAGCGTTTGATATTCCTGTTGAAACTTGGCTTTCGTTTGATCAGTTTGGCAATAACCCAATTCAAATTATTGATGGCGAAGCTGTTGAAGGGGTTACTGCTGAAACCTTAACTCGTATGCACGCAGAAGCGATTGAAAGACGTTACGCAGAGCTGTTTTACAACCCTGATGACAATGAGTTGGTTCATGAATTTATTGGACATCAACTTGTTAGTGCAGACACATCATTTGGCAACACTTTATTTAGCCCTACTCACGTATCGGAAGCATCAAACGCTAAACAAATTTTTGCAATGCCTACGTATAAAGCTGTTGGGCAAGACGCAATGTGGGAGCGAATTAAAAAATTTGGGTTCAACCACATTACTGCGGCTGTTGATTCAATTGCGCGGCAACCGTTATACACAATGGAATATTTGCGTGCAATGAGACTTGCCGAAGCAAACGTAAAACGAATGCGTAGCCAGTCGTTATGGGGCGAAACGCAAGAGTTGTATAACAAAACGCATAATGAAAATTCGCGGTATTGGTTAAGCAAGAAACGGTTTAAAGATCAACCGTCGAAACCTGATGTTAAAGCGAAACCCGCACATATTGATTACGCGATGTTACGCGAAGATGAGTTTGAAATTCTTGACTTAGCTTTAAAACGTTTAGGACTAAGTGCTGGTTTGCCGCATTTGCCTGATTATACGTTGGCTACAAATTGGAATAAAATTTTGTCAACGGTAGGAGACCAAGCAAAAACCGGGGATGAACTGTTTGCTAAAGCTCATCAAATTATGCGCGGCGTTGACAAACATATGCAAACGGGTGATCTTGATTACGTAATGCATTTGTTTGATATTTCTGTTAGAAATCAAGTAAAAACGTATGGGCAGTTTACGAATTGGTTAGACGAAGCTTACGCAAACAAAATCCCAGTACCTGCACATTTAGCAAGTATGAATGCGGAAACATTCAAAATGGTAAACAGAGCGTACAAAAATGACGCATCTGTGCGTGCCCAAACGCAAGTTATGGCAACAGAACGAGCGTTCCGGGCAGCAATACGTTTTGTTGATGACCATCGTTTAAGATCACAGTTCCAACAATGGACAGGAAACTACATCCCGTTCCATTTTGCCACTGAACAATTTATTAAACGTTGGACCCGAGCTTTTGCGGAAAGCCCTGAAGGTATCCGTCGCCTCCAACTGTTGTATCACGGCATGAAATCGTCTGGCACAATTATGTCTAACCCTGAAACTGGTGAAGATATTTTTGTTATGCCTGGTTCTGCGGTTGCGACTGACGTTATTGCTCGTTCATGGTCACTTGTTTCAGGCAAAGACGCTCATTTACCTATAGCCATGCCATTAACCGGCGAATTGAAAATGTCTTTGCCTGGTTTGGATGGTTTATGGAAGCCGTCACCTGGCCCAGTTCTTGGCTTAGGATTAGGTGCGTTTAAAAATAGGTTCCCTGAGTTGGCGCCAATTGTCGAACACGATTTGTTCCCGTTGCACACTGGCCAAATCGGAGATCGTGGGGCCTATGAGGTACTTGTACCCGCTTCTCTGCGACGAGTTATTGCAGCGACTACCATGTGGGACCCAAGTGGTTCGCGGCACGTTAGCGCGGGTATCAGGGCAATTCAGTACCTTGAAGCTAATGGGTATGGGTTAGAAGAAGATGCAACTTACGCAGAAAAGCAGGCGTTTCTGGATCGTGTCGAAAATTGGACACGTATTCTGGCGTTGACTGAAGCTATTTACGGGTTCATAGCTCCTGCGCCTCCTTCAGCGGGGGACATTATTACTGGTGATAACGCTTTATCGTTAGACCCTGATAATTGGATGGCTAATGTTGGGCTTAACGCTGACGAATTAAATGAAATTCCTCGAGCTCGGCTTTTTGAATTAACCGATCAAGGGTTTGAGTGGGATGAAGCTGTTTCTCAGTTCTTAAAAGAAAATCCTGATGCTACTGCGTGGACTGTTTTTGCGAGTTCATCTGTTACTGGCGTTTCTGGAATCCCAACTGAACAATCTTTGGATTGGATGCGTTCAAACGAAGATTTGTTAAACCGGTACGCTTTTGCAGGATCATGGTTAATTCCTTTAGGCCAAAAGGAAAACGACGATCAATTTGATTTTGCTGCGTACAACAAAATGCTGGCACATAATTTGCGTAGCAAAAATGAATTAACGGAATTTTACGACACGTTACAGTTTAATGCTGCGATTGGTCCGTATCAGGATTTGCGTCGAATTCATACACGGAATCTTGAAGCTATTAGGCAAATGAATCCTGGGCCAGAAAAAACTCGGTTGCGGTTAGAGGAAAATGATCGTTGGCGAAGGCAAAGCCAAGAATTTTTGGCTGCTAATCCGGCGTTTGCTGCTAATTGGTCATCTGGCAAAGGCGAACAACGTAGAACTCAAGTATTGAGCGAGTGGGAACAATACCGTGTTGATGACCGATTTGACAAAGATCAACAGTTTTTATTGTTAGATGGGTTGTATCAGTTGTACGCGTTGTACCGAGCGCAGCGTGATGCTTTGACTGGTCGTACTGCTGAAATGGTTAAAGATTATCGAGCAGAGTTGGATCAACGAATGCGCGCGACTATGGAATCATATGTGCGACGTAACCCAACGACGTTGCATTTTTATAACAGTGTGATTGAGCCTGGGTTGGCTGAAGTAGAGGAGTTGCAGTATGGCTGAACAACTTGAAGAAGTTTATCAATTTCATTTAACTCAATTAAAGCAGACTATTGAACAATATCGAGACTCTGAGCAAGAGTTAATTGAGTTAGAAAATGCTCAAGATGAGCAATATACGTATGAACGACAACAAGAAATTGAAACTAAACGAAATGAAATTCGTCAACATCAAGAAGCTGTTGCCGAATTTGAGCGTTTAACTGAAAATGGCACAAGCGCTGCGGAAAACGAACAAGCGTTTGCTGAAAGTGTTCAGAACAATGTTGATTTGCAAAGTAAATTACGAACATTTTCTCCAGAAGATTTAGCACCTGCTATTAGAAACGCTGCGAGTGGTGAGCAGTTAACAACTGAAAGCCAGCTTCCTGCCGTCGAAAGCTTACAAATTGAGAGCGAGCTTCCTGCCATCGAAAGCTCTCAAACTGAAAGCCAGCCTCCTGTCGTCGAAGGCCCAACACTTGACGAGATACCGACAGGTTTGTCAAGAAACCCTTCGGGAAGCGAGTCGTTGAGACAGTGGGCTAACAGAAACATTAATTACGTCCAAGAAAATTACCCCAACGATCAAAATCAATTTTATAATTGGTTGTTTGTTGAGCAAAATCTTGAGTCAAGACAAATATTGGAGTTAATGGCTTACGTAAGCAACGTTGATGTATACGAAGATGAAACATTAAGCCAGGCTAATTGGTGGCGAGCTGGCGATGAAGAAAAAAATGCAGAGAACTGGTTTAAAAGAGCAAGTGCAAATGAAGTAAAAGCTTACTTTTTATTAGCTGATCTTTTGTTTCCAGAAATTTCACTTGAACGATTGCATGGATTAAACAGTGAGCAAGTAACAGAGTTTGCACAAGAATGGCAAGCTAGTGATTTTCACCTATCTGCGTTTCCAACTGAGTTTGGATTAGGTGGAGGCAACAATCGAGGCGAGTTTGATACTCAATTTCAAATAGAAAATGTTGGCAATATCGCAAATACGTTTTCTGGCGTTTATCCTAATGCTGCCGCACGCGCAAATGTGCAAGTAAATAACCTGTTAGAAAACAGCACGTTCAGCGAAGAAGGGCAGATCATTGCTTCGGACGCATTAGGAGATTTGCAAGCTGATGTGGCTAACGAACAAGCAACACAGGCATTCTTTGATGCAGGATTTGGTAGCGCAGCCGGATTGTATAGTCGCAACGAAATGGCGCAAATCCAAAGCATAGTTAACATGCAACGGATTTTTGGTGCAACACCTGAATCGCGTGACGCTAGAACTATTTTTGACAATGCTTTTCAGGGCATGGGCGCTCGAGGGGCAGCAGGTTCAGAACGATTTAGAATTACTTTTAACCCAGAAGATTTCGGCATTTCAAGAAGTTCATACAATCCGATTCTTGGAGTTGGGCAAGAAAACCGAAATATTTTTGAACCAACTGGTCCTACCGTAGTTGAGCCTGCTCCTGTGCCAATTGGAGAAGGACAGTTTTTAACTGTTCAAGAGCGCGGCACTCGGGCATATGAGCAAAACGAAATTAATTTACGCGACGCCCAAAACTATATGTATGGGTTAAACGAACAACAGTTAATTGAATGGCAAAAACGTTTGTGGGGTATGGGTCTTTACGGCAATGCTGCTATTCGTAATGGTGCTATTCCTAACTGGGGGTTTATTAGCGAAGCAGACGAACGAGCTAACTCTGAATTTTGGATGCTTGTTGCGTTAGACCCAAACCGTGACGCAATGGCTGTGCAAAACGATAAACGTCGTGAAGCATTCAGAGTATTCAGCGAAGTAGCTCAAATATTTGATTTTGATGATGCTGGTGGTGCTGGTCTTGATGTCGCTGGTATTGAGCAGTTATTTCCAGTGAGATCAGAAGAAGAATTAGACGCACGGTTTGCAGATGTTTCGCGTGCTGAAATTGGTGAGCGGTTAAGTGCTAGCGAATTGGCAAAATTAAAACAAGCGTACCGCGCCGAAGAAAGCGAATACCGACAAGCTAATATTAATTTCTTAGTTGAACAACAACAGAATCAAATTAATTTGGCTAGACAACGTAATCGTCGTGCTGCTATTAATAGCCGTACTGGTTTAAGTAAACTTTATGATCAGTTCGGAAATGAACTTCAATTTGAAATGGACCCGAATACTCGTTTTGCGCCTGACACCAATCTTGTAGAACCGGTTCCATTTGAACGTACCTCTGAAGAATCAACAAGTTTGTCAGACGATTACGTAGGGCCGAATTTGATAAGAGACATTGAGGTTGCAGCAACTCCTACTGATTACGCTGTTTCTGCTATGCGTCGGCAGCAAGGCAGCAAAGTGTTTGCACGTGATATGAGCTCTGCTGTTGCTACTTTACGAAACATGATGGGTACTTAGTTATGGCGTTTATTGAACCTATTAATACACCTGAGTATGAACAAAATGTAGGATCAACCGAAACTGTTGGTGGTAGCACTCCGTTAGGGAATCAGAGTCAAAGAACATTTGACCAAACCCGAAATCCTGACAATAAAACGAGGATTGAGTTTGCTGCTGCGTTGTTGCAAGAGATAGCGCAAATGCCTGAAGCGCAAGCATATTTGAATTCTCAAGGTTTGCGTTTAACTGTTAATCAAAACAATTTGCGTGCTGTTGTTGCTTGGATGGAAGGAGAAAATACGCGGGCTATTAATAACCCATTGGCAACAACTAGAGGTTATAACGACTCAACTATTTATGATTCAACACGGTTCAATACCGCTAACGTCCAAAATTACAGCACGTTTGAAAATGGTGTGAAAGCAACTGCTGACACGATTGTTCTTGGGCGTTACAGGAATATTTTAAAAACGTTAGCTGACCCTAATGTTAGTGCGGCAACGTTGTCTGAAGCGGTTGCTCCTGGGGGGCAAACAAGTACTTGGGGTACCGGGAGTTTTGCTCGCAGAAGTGGTAATTCTGCTGAAGCACCGTTAGGAAATCAGTCGTCAGGCAGTGGTGGTGATATTTACGCTGAGTATGAAAGCGATACCGGCGTTCGCGATCAAGGTAACGACGATTTAGACGCGTTAATTCAAGAATATTTTCCTGATGGAATTCCAGATGATGTTTCTTGGAATGATTTAGCACCTAATTTGCAAGCAGAAATTAAAAGACAATTAGGTTACTCAACGACTTTAATTCAACACCCAGAACTTGGTTCTATTTTAATTCTTGCCGCGTTAAATCAATGGTCGACTGAAAGATTGCAGGACGCAGTTAGGCAAACCGAATGGTGGCGAACAACAAGCGATACTGCAAGAGAGTTTATGCAGCAGGAATTAGACGATCCTGCTTCAACTCAACAGCGGATTAACAATCAAGTCAATACGTTGGAAACGTATGCTAGAAGTCTTGGGATTACCTTAAGCGACGAATCGTTTACCAATATTGCTCGAGATAGTTTAATGTACGGATGGAACATTGGACAAATTTACGATGCGTTAATTGGAGAAAACGATTTTGATCCTAATGAAATTGATGTTCAAAGCGATTTAGCTGCAAGGTTTGCCGAAATCCAACAGTCAGCTTCTGATTATGGTTTAGCATTTGATCGACAATCGTATGAAGAATTAGCAGTCGATATTGTTTCGGGCAAAAAACAAGCAAGTGCTATTAATGGGTTTCTAATTGAGCAAGCTAAAACGCGTTATCCTTGGTTGGCTGATCAGTTTGATGCTGGTTTTAATTTAAGAACTATCATGGCACCTCGAGCTCAAGATGTTTCAAACATTTTAGGTATTTCAACTGCTGAAGTTGATTTTGTAAATGACTCTAGGTTTAATCCGATTTTGGAATACAATCCTGATGGCCAAGGTATGAGATCAATGACAACTGACGAAGCTCGTCGACATATTTATAGTCTTGAAGATTACGAAACTACTGATGACGCAATAAACAAAAGCGCTCGGTTGGGGCGTTCGTTGTTGCAAATGTTTGGAGAGATTTAATGCCATACACAATTAAACGTGGCGACACTCTTGGCCGTATTGCGGCAATGTTTGGTGTAAGCCTACAAGAGTTGTTAACAGCAAACCCAGGCAAGTTTCCTAATCCTAATTTGATTTACCCTGGGCAAGTAGTTGCTTTGCCAGATGAAACGGCAATGCAACCGCCTTCATTCCAAAATCCGGGTTCACCTCCTGAAACTCCTGAGTCTGATGCTCCTGTTGGAAACGACGGGAGCAACGATTTTGTATACGTTGTTGTCAACGGCATCATGATGGGGGCGCCAAGATACTCGGTACAAAATAAGGGTTACACAATTTATGAAACACGGGATGAAGCTCTTACAGAATTAGAGCGTTGGCGCGCTGAGAATCAACCGGCTCCAGAAGAACCGTTGGAGCCAGAACAACCTGTTGATACTGGTGAACCTATTGACCCGCCCCCAATTACAGATGATACAGATACGTCTACCCCAGATGACCCGGATGCCCCTGCCGTAGACAGTATTGCGCGTTTAAATGCAAAAGCGTATTTAGAAGATTTGATGTCGCAATATGGGTTAGAAGGATTGGGTGATTGGTTGTGGGAACAAATTCAATCTGGCGCTGGCGACTCTGGTGATTACAGCAAGATACTTTTAGATTTAAGAGAAACTCAAATTTACAAAGATCGTTTTCCGGCAATGGATATTAGAAATACCAACCGGCTTAACGCTATTACTGAACGTGATTATATTGATTTAGAAAATGAATACGCAGCTTTAATGCGAATGTCAGGTTTGCCTAGAGAATTTTACGATCAACGAAATGATTTTACTAATTTCATTGCTAACGACGTTTCTCCTTTGGAAGTGCAAGATCGTATTAATGAAGGGTATAAACGAGTTGCTCAAACTGACCCAGCAATCCGCGACGCGTTTAATTCTTATTATGGGTTTGAAGGCGACAACGTTTTAGCTGCTTTATTCCTTGACCCTGATAGGGCGAGTAACACGTTAATTGCTCAAGCCCGTGCTGCTGAAGTTGGCGGTTTAGGTCAACGTGCAGGTGTTACAGTCGGGCGTAACCAAGCAGAAGAAATTGCTGGCACCTCGCCATCTGCTAATCAGATTATTGCAGGTATGGCTGCTGTCGGGGACCAAATGCCCTTACAACAAGAAACGTTTTCTGAACAAACTGATTTAACTCAAGCTGATTTGTTGGCGTCGGTCTTTAATACGTCTGGTGCTTTGAATGCACGGCGCGCGTTGCGTGATCGTCGCAATCGGCGCATGGCAGCGTTTAGTGGCGGTGGCGGTTCAGCGTTTTTCGCAGGCCAAGGTTTTGTCGGATTAGGTGTAGCAGGACAATGAATGAAATAAATATTGTAGATACTTTAATTAACAACGCAATTGTAGGTTGTGTTCTGCCTTTTATTTACAGAAGTTTGTCTAAGCATCACAAAGAACTACGAGAAGCTTTAAATCAAATTAATCAACACTTTAACGACGATTCGATACTTGCTAGTGAGGTGGGGACACTTCCCAAAAGAGTAAGAACGTTAGAAGAAGGACAAGTAGATTTAACTACGCGTGTAACAAAACTTGAACACCCGTAGTTGCAATCATAAAACAAATATGTTTTAATGGTCTTGATGTGTGCTCTATGGCCGTCCGACGGATGTGCGCTATAGGGCCGTCAACAATCAAACAACAACCCCCAGTGTTGTTTGTAAGGTAGGGCGTAATGCGGGTAACGTTGCCGCGCCAAGTCAACGTAAAGAGGAAGAATGGCTGAAAACGAAGAAACTGGTTCAGAACTTAGAGAACGATTCGAGCAAGAAAAACGCGAACTTCAATTAGAGTTAGCTGTTACTCGAGCTGGGATTGATACAACGTCTGCTCTTGGGCAAATGTTTGTTGAGAACTTAAAGAATCGTGGAGGAGAAGTCCCTAGTAGCGACGATTTGTCGACACAGTGGGAACAGATTTCAGGCAATTTGTCTGGACCTTCTGCTACTCCATCTCCAAACGAAGATCCAACTTTGTCACAGCTTACCCCTAATGTTCCAGGTGCTTCTCCTGAAGCTCTTGAATCTTTGCGTATTAGTGAACAAGTAGCAGAAAACTCTGCTGGTCGACCTCCTCAAGAGGAAATGACTGCCAGCGAAGCTGCTTGGGCTGCGATGCAAGAAGAAAAGCAAAACGGGTCAGATCAAACTGCTCAAGAAGCAGCGTTCTTTGGAACGTTGTTGTCAAGAGCAGCAGCAGGTGATGAAACAGCTATTTGGACTGCTCAGAAATGGGAAGCTCATTTAGCAGATCATGGGGAACGAATCGTTTGAGTTACGATGTTCCGACGTATGACGAGTGGTTGCAGGACGCATTAACTTGTAATGACTGTCCTGACAACGTTACACGGCCTGGCGCAAAGTTGTGTTGGAAACACAACATCCAGTACATGCAAATTGCTGGTACGTCAGGTGTAGGCGAACGAGCGCACACTCATCGCATTGGCGAACCAAAACTGCGTCGATCTGAACCTAATAATGCTTGGGAGCGTGGGATTGCTCGAGATCATCGGGGTGTTCCAATTTTAAATCCGAATGGTACTCCTGTTCGGATGAAACAATATTCGGAAAACCGGCATTCGATTAATGAGCAACTTAAACGAATGCAATCTTCTTAAGGATTAAATAATGGCTACTGGCGTTTATGACCCTACAACTAGTTTTGATTTAACTGTAGGTGTAATTGTTGATATGGACGAAGCTATTTACATGCTTTCGCCCATCGACTCTCCAATGATTAACGGTGTGGATGCTGACGGTACGATGATTCTTCCGTCGCGTCCGGTTGGTCAGACGTTGTTCAATTGGATGGACGACGAAATTTTGACTCCGCGAAGCACTCTTGGCGGCGCTGTTGTTACTGCTGATGGAACAATTACGCTTGCTGCCGGAACTCGTGCCCGGTTCTCAACCGGTGATATTTTGTATCTTGGGCAAACCAACCAAGAACGTATGCGTGTGACTGGTTATAACGCAACAGCAGATGTTCTTGACGTAACCCGTTCATGGGGTTCAGACGTAGCGACTACACACGCAAGCGGAGATTTTATTTATCAGATTGGCACTGCGTTAAACGAAGGTGCTGACCCTGAAAACACTCGGGTAACTGATCGTACTGATTCGTCTAACCGGACTCAAATTTTTGGTCCTACTAAGGTGCGGCTTTCTCGTACCGAGCAGCTTGTTCGCAAGTACGGCATCAGCAACGAGGCAGCTCACCAGCTTGCACAGCGCACTAAGGAAAATGTTATTAGTCGCGAACAAGCGTTCCTTTATTCGGAACTTGCTAACGATACTGTGAACAAGCGGCGTACTACTCAAGGTTTGTTTAAGCAAATTTCTACTAATACGAGTAATGCTACGAGTTTAACTGTTGCTAATATTCAGACGCTTCAGCAAACTGTGTATGATCAGGGTGGCGATCCGCTTCTTTTGATGGCGAATCCAAAGTCACTTACTGATTTGAATAATGTTACTGACACGAATGTTGTGCGAGTCACTAATGTTGATACGATGCGTGGTCGTCGTCGGGTAACGGTTATTGTCACTGAGTTTGGTGATGTTTCTGTAGTCCGTAACCGTTGGGTTTACCCAGGTCACGCGTTCCTTCTCAAGCAGGGCAATATTGTGCGACGGGTTATGACTCCGCTTCGCGCTGTTTCTCTTGCTAAGACTGGCGACTCTGATTCAATGATGATTGTCGCTGAGGAAGGTTTGCAGATTAAGGGTGAAGAACACATGGGTGTGTTCAACAACTTGAACTACTAATCAGTAAATCAGTTAGACTAAAGGGCGGTCCCTGATATAGGGGCCGCCCTTTATTTGTTGGGAGCAATATGGGAAAACGTAAACCTGCCGCGCGTGAACCAGAATCTGCAAATGGTGTAGTTATTGCAGGTCCAAATCCGGGGACTGTTAATGCTCGTTTTATGAGTTCAATTACTGGTTTGCTTTTGCATGACGCAAATAACAATCAATACATTACGAAACATGGCGGAACAATTTGGTTAGAAAGTTCTCCGCGTATTTTTCAAGCACGATGCGACATAGTTAAAGTGTTTTTAGAAAAATATCCTGATGCTGATTGGTTGTTGTTTATCGATTCGGATATGAAATTTGAATCTGATGTTGTTGATAAAGCAATTGGTATTGTTAGCCGCAGCAAAGAAGATATAAAAATTTTAGGGGGTTTGTGTTTTGGTGGTGGTCGATCAAAAGCTGTTTGGCCAACGTTGTTTACAATCGCAAACGCTAAAGATTTTGATGTTTCTAAACCAATTGAAATAGAAAGACATTACGCATACGAAGAAAACGCATTGTTGAAAGTCAATGCTACTGGTGCGGCGTTTTTGATGATTCATCGGCATGTGCTCGAGTGCATTGAAGAAAAGCACAGTATGCGAAATGGTTATCCGAATCCTTACATTTGGTTTAGGGAGTATGAGCAAGCTGGAGTTGCGTTTGGTGAAGATATTTTCTTTTGTTTGCTTGCTGGTTCTCTTGGGTTTGGAACGTATGTTCATACTGGGTTAAAAATTGGGCATATAAAAACCCATGAGATTAACGAAGAATATTACCAAAAACACATAAACGAAATTATGCATCACAATTTGCAAGAGGCAAAATGAATTACGTTGTGAAACATCCGTCGTTGCGAAATTCAACACTGCTTATTAGAATTCCACCGGCTACACCTGCTGGTAGATGGGTTTTAACTAAAGTAGCTTTAGACAACAACGGGTTTGGAAAGATTTCCAAGACTGTATGGCATGATCGTATTGATCGTGCTATGAAAGCTGGACTTGTCTCTCAAAGTCTTGTTATTGTTGGCGAAGAACCATTTGACGGTGCTGTTCAACATATTGGTGGTCCACCTATTGGTGATTCTGAGCATGTTGGTGTTTTGGATTTGCCGTCTGGAATGAGATCAATTAATTACGGTCAGTACCGGGCTATGGTAGAAGATGCAATGCGCACTAAAGCTGTGCTAAAAACAACGGATCGTCCGAAGGGATGGGTTTGATATGGCTGATTTTTTTGTTGAATTCCGTAAGGAACAATTTGACCCGGGCGGCAGTTCTGGTCACGGCGCAGTTGATTTTGTAAGTGATGTTATTCATTGCGCTTTAATTGACGCTAATACTTGGAACCCTGATACTACTAATACTGCTCAACAAGATAAAGCGGATATTACTGGTGGGGCTATCATTGCTGACGCTGCGTTGGCTAGCAAAACGTGGACTATTGTTGGTGGTGTAGGCAAGTTTGACGCAGCAGATTTAACGTTTACGTCTGTGTCTGGCGCCGAATCAGAAGATTTAGTTCTTTACAAGAACACTGGCACTGCTTCTGATAGTTTGTTGATTTGCAATTTTACGTCGGCTGACGTAACGGGTTTGCCAATTACTCCTAACGGCACCGATATTATTGTTACCTGGAATACTTCAGGTATTTTTACTTGGTAAGATGGCTCACGTAAATTCACCGTTTAGCCTTACGCAGATTGCTGACGCGGTAAAAGCAGCACATCCTGACCGTCCTGTGCCTGACGGTTGGGGGTTGTCTGCCACTCTTGACGCAGACGGTAACGGTGAGGTGTACGATCCGGCAGGTATTTTCTCGGGTGATGAGATTCATCATGCCGCTGAAAACGTGGTGTTTGACCCTGACTACGATTTTGACCCAGATTATATTTGGCTTAGGGACAACGCGATTTCTACGCTTGATCTCATCGGCCAGTCAATCGACCCTAACGTCAGCGAGTTAGCGAAGATTGTTCGTCGGATGTTGCGGCAGCGAATAAAAGTGGATGCTCCTCCAACTAGATAAGGGGTGAGCGATGGCTGATCGTGTTTTTGGGCATAACTGGCAAGACACGACTACAACTACTTCTAGCACTTCTTGGGTTGCAGTTGGCAGTACGTATTCGTACACGCCACCTAGCACCGGTGATTACATCATTATCGCAATGCTTGATCTTGATGTGTTATCTACGTCGGCTGAAGCAAACGCTGAGTTACGTGTAAACGGGACAGCGATTCACTCTCAAGAAACCCAGTTCGAGTCGCAGGTTTCTTTCAATATATCAAGACCAATAGTTGAGCTGTACAAGTACACGGCGTCTAATACAAACGCTGTAACGATCCAGTGGTATGTTCATCGTTCGGGCACCTCAGCTAATGTTGTGGCTGCCCAGCCTAAATACTTCGTTATGAAGATGGCAGGTAATGATTCGTTTCATACGCTGTCGGATACTTCTACGAGTTCATCTACTTACACATCATTAGGAACGCAGACCTTTCCTGCATCTGGAGACTTTGTAGTTCTCACCACAATGAAAGTGTCTACTGGCGGTTCAGCAGACCGTAGCGCTTACGCTTTGTGGGAAAAAAATATTAGTAGCACTGGTACCCAGTTGGGGCCAGAGTCCGAAGCTGAAATGGAAAGCTATCAGGACAATTTTTGGAACACCCCAATTTTTGGGTACGCCGAGAATGTAACTACTTCAGATTACATTGAGTTGTTTGGCAAAGTCGACGGTGGTACTAACAGTTACTACGACATCGACGTGGTGTTTTTGGATGCGGCTGAGTTTACCGCTGTCACACATGCTGAACGAACCACCACATTTCAAACTACAAGTACTAATAGTTTGACGACTGCACACACTTTGACTGACCCTGCGTCAGGCGAAGATGTGCTTTTGCTGGGTTCATGGAGCGCAGAGAACGTAAACAGCAATAACTTCAATGGTTTCACCCGTGCTGTTTATGGCACTGATACTGATCAAGCGGTCACAATTTATCGCCCCGGTGCTTCACAAGAGGCAAGTTTGTTGACGCCGTTTGTCCAGTTGCAGTACAGAACTAACTCTGGTTCAGATACACCCTTTGCTGTCCGTCTTTATTCGTCGGGTGGTGGTCTTTTTG